GTGATGTTGGGGGGACACGAAGAGAGCTTGGTGCTATTCAAGTTCCACACAGCGGTTGTCAGGAGGTGGATGCGGAACGAAGCATTGCAGAAGAGCGGGAATGTATTTGACCACATGAAGCGACCAGTCATTGACTCGGTCGCTTTTTTGCTTCAGAAGAAGACGAAGTTCCCGGTGAGCAAGGGTCGGGATTCCGAAGTTCAATTTCAGTCCTGGGGGACAGATGGAGAGCATGGGAGAGACTCAGGAGACGAGTAAGGAGCAAGACTCCTTTAGGGTAACACCGAACCAACTTCGGGACTTCCGGTCTGTTCTCTCTTTTCTGAATGAGAAAGACCGGGATATCCTGTTTCTGGTTTTCTGCTCCGGGAAGAAGCAGAAAGAGGTCGAGACCATTATCAAGAGAAGCCAGCCTTCTCTCTGCTACGACATCAAGCGAATCCGGAGGAGGGTTCGCTTCATCAGCTACCTCAACTCAGTTCTTGACGTTTTCATTTCTTTTGTCGAGTCCAAGCACCCGGACTTCGGCCCTTTTGAGATGGACGTCTTGACGTTGATGTTCTACACAAGTTCCTTCACGGTGACGGCAGAGGTCATAGGCTGTTCTCAGGTTAAGGTCCGCTACAGCTTTGACCGGTGCCTGGCGAAGCTGGCTGAATCTCAAGCATGGGAAGTCTATGAGATTTTCACGGTAGTTCGAAACAATTTGAATCTGGTTCGGCGGACCTATAAACGGAAGATTGATGGGGGAGGGCGTCTGAATGGAGTTTACGTCCCCATCTAAGAATTTCTTTATAATTGGCACTCCGGATAGGAGGTGATGCGTGAAAGGTGATATTTTTGAAAATTTCGCGTGGCACAGTTCAATCGGGATTGACAGTGCCATTGATGGGAACAAGCAGTTCGTCACTCGCCTCCCGAATACGGCTAAAGCCAGACGGTCGTTTGTTGCATCGGGCGATAGCCTCCTGATTCATCGGACCACGAAGTCCCTTTGGAAGGTGTCCGATGACAAGAAGAGCATCGAGCCGGTCTTCGCAACGGACGTTCTTACCGAGGACCAAGTTAAGCAGGCGATGGAGGATGACGAATGAATCTCGGTGCCATTCTGAAAGAAGGCTCGGTGGTTGACCATAGCTGGATGGAGGAAGGCCTTGTCGCGCCGAATTTTGACCCCTCCGGCCATAACCGCAACAATGATATCAAGCCTGAGCTTGAGTTGGAGTTCGGCCTGAGTGATGTTGCTCCGCTTTTCGATGAGACCAATTCCGGAGAGGTGAAGCGGAACATTCCCGAGGATGCTCTCGGGGATATGGGTCCGGTTGTCATCTTCGCCAGGGGGATGATGAACGCTGGCGCGAGTGCCAAGACCGTTGACCAAGCGATTCGGGCCAAGTTCGCCAAGGTTCAGATTTCCAAAGAGGTTAAGGCGTTGCTTCGGATGTTCAAACTGGATGGGGTTGTCGGGAGGTTCGTCCTGGATGGGCGGGTTCCTGGTGGCTGTGTCGCCGCTGTGAAGCAGGCCGCCAATTCCCCCTTCAAGAAGTTCATCAGGCATGTCATCGGCTGTCAGTGCGGTGACCCGCAGATGATTCACTCCAACAAGGTTGGGATGAAGATGGTCGAGTCCAGTGGCAATGCCATGGATGATTTCTTTAATGACAACCAGAAGCATGCGTCGGTTTTGGTTCCTCATTGCAGGAAAGTCGGACTTCCGCTCTTGGCGTCGATGGATGACCTGGATGAGGAATGGCTTTCTGATACCCTCATTGACATTGGGAACATTGCAGGGGCCGAGGATGTGGTTAAGTCGGCCAAGGTGGCTGGGAGCCCGGCTGTGAAGGCCAGGGAGGTATTCCGGGCCATTGACCGGGTTGCCGCCGAGGGTGAGGCCAAGAAGTATGCTGGCAGGGTGGAGACTTCTTCTTTCGTTGTCGAGATGGCGGAGAATGAGGTTGAGCTTTCCGGGGTGGCTATGCCCGACATTGAAATCAACCATGTCAATGAAGAAATCCAGCAGGTCATTCCGATTGACCCGTACGCGAGGACGAACTTCGACGGGCCGAAGTCTCTTCAGAAGAACCTGAACGAGATTGACCTTTGTGGGGCTCCCTCCCTTATTGACCAGGAGATTGAGCAGAATGATACCGGGGATATCTTTGTTCCCGAGGCCAAGCAGGCTCCTGGGGTTCTGGACGTTCGGCCCAGCCAGGAGGGGTTCCTTGGTCAGCCGGTGGACGGTTTGTTTCCGGTGGAGTTGGACCAAGAGCCGATTGATATGGGGTTGAGGCCCGACGATTTCTTCGATGGCGGGGATGAGTTCGAGCTGGATGAGCAGAAGTCGGCTGAGGGGGTCAACGTTGATATCTGCGAGTCGGAGATGGAATGGTGACCGACAACGATGAGTTTGTGAGTGCGGATAGGGAAGCCGGTGTGGCGGTGATTCCTCCAGGGAGTGGGGGAACACCGCTGGTCGTCGGGAGCCGTGCCGCCTTTCGGAATACCCTGGTGGAACAGTACCACAAGGGCTCCAAGTCGCTGGTTGAGCGACTCAAAAAAGACAATAAGGCGGATGCGGAGTCTCTCCTGATTTGCCTAATTGATGAGGTCATTGGGGAGTCGGACCATCTTCTTGGGAATGAGTTGGTGGCGACCGAGAATGGGGACTTGCGGGATGCCTCTGTAATCTCGTATAAGCGTGCGGAGGTTCTGGAGAAAGCCATCAAGGCTGTTCAGGCCAGGAATCAGGTTGAGAAGGAGAGTGGGGTAGACCTTGACTCCCCTTCGATGATGGTGGTATTCCGGTTCTTCATGTTCAAGGTCAAGGAAACGTTCAAGAAGATGGGTATATCGGATGAACAGTCCGATATCTTCTTTAGGACTCTTGGCGAAGAAATGGAAGACTGGAAAAAGGAGCTGCGCGAGCAACTGTCCATGCTGAAGGGACGGTGAAGCCGTGGCTACCAATCTTGTTGCCCAGATAGCCAACGAGTTCATTTCCGGGAACACGGAACATGTCGTTGATGCCGTGACATTCGTTGAGGCATCCTGGGGTCTGGGAATCAACCTCCTCCCTGTCCAGCGTTTCATGCTCAAGGCGTTTTATGGCATGCCCCTGGACGCAAGCTCCAAGAATATCACGGTTCCCGATATCCTGAATGAGAAGGTCCTCTATACGATGACCGAGCATGAGTTCCTCCACTTCCTGAAGGAGGAGGGGCGATGCAATACGGACGTGGTAGAGGGGAAGAACTTCCATGAGATGGTACTGGTCTTGGGTCGGCGCGGTACGAAGTGCCGGGACATGGAAGACCGCATCGCGACGACTGTCGGTTCTATCACGTTCGGTGAACTGGCGAGAAGATTAAAGGCAGGAGAGAGGATTGGGATTGGAACGTATGACCAGTCTACTCTAAAGCATTCAATATCGTATGAGGCAAAGGCTGAGTTCAACGGGGAGGTGGAGTGTTTCGAGGTCGTGACCGGACGTGGGATTTGTGAAACGTCCTCGTGGAATCATCCTTATCTCGTTTGGCGTGACGCGTGGGAACGTCCTCGTTTTATTGATGCTATCGACCTAATTCCGGGTGATAGAATCTCGATTGCCGCTTCTACAAAGTTGTTTGGTCCCGGTTCTATTGGGGTAAAGCGGGCCGCTCTTCTTGGTCATTTACAGGGTGATGGTGGGACGACTTGTTCGGTTGGATACACGACCAAATGTCCGACAATGCTGGCGGACTTTACCGATTTAATCCAATCTGAATTTCCAGGGTATGTGGTCTGCAAAAAAGGTGCGGCGTCTTGGAGGTTTGGGTATGAGGTCGTTAAAGGTTCGAAACGATTTAAGCAGAATGGCAGTCAAAAAAATGAGGTCCGGGATTGGTTAAGGTCGCTGGGATGCTTTGGTAAAAAGGCGATTGTCAAGCAGGTACCGGACTGTATCTATCGTGGGAGCCGTGAAGAGATTGCCGCGTTTGTTTCACGGCTCTTTGGTTGTGATGGGCATGCTAATGTAGAGAAGACCGTTGGGGTTGGTCATGGTGGGGTGCCGAAGTCTCATGTTGGATTTTGTTCCGCATCGAAGGAATTAGTTGATGGGGTGCGGCATTTACTCCAAAAGTTTGGGATTCATGGAGTAGTTGGCACTACTGCCGTGACTTGTGACGGGAAGAAGTTTAAGGCATGGACTTATCGAATAGTCAGACGTGAGTGCCTGGAGAAGTTTAATGAAGAGATTGGGATATTCTCCAAGGAAGTCGGGGTGCGTGGGGTTATAGACGCGGCACGTCTTCGCGGAGACTCGAAGGGCGAGTTGGACTGTATTCCAAAGGGGGTTTGGACCTACGTCAAGAAAATTCAGAGGGAGCGAGGTCTTTCGGGGAGTGCTATTTCCGGTGGGGTGGGAGGTGGCTCAACGGCTCGTATTCGGTGGTCTTATGCTCCAAGCCGGTGGAAGGTTACGGGCTATGGCCATCGCATTCATGATGATTTCTTGACGGCCATGGGAGAATCCGACGTTCTATGGGACAAGGTTCGGGAGGTTCGTCCAGTCGGGAAGAGGATGACGGTAGATGTTGAGGTGCCCGGCACTCATGTTATCGGCGGTGATATTGTTTCCCACAACTCCACCCTGGCATCCTGTATCTCGAACTACGAGCTGTACAAGTTGGTGAAGCGGGGAGACCCCGCCAGCTATTATGGCTTCCCTCAGAATGCTGAAATTTCCATCCTGAATGTGGCTCCGACGGATGACCAAGCTGGTATCGTCTTCGGCATGATTCAGAGCATGGCGTTGAAGTGTCCCTATCTCCGGGACCGGTCATTGCATCAGACGATGACCTACTTCGACCTTCAGACGGACTCAGACCGAAAGACTCATGGACGGCCTCGGGCGAGTCTGCTGTCTATCGCTGGTGGTTGCTCGTCCAATGCCCTCCGTGGTCGGAATGCCATTATCGTGATTCTGGATGAGATGGCCTTCTTTATTGACAAGGATAATTCACGGTTCAGCGGCGGTGAGGTCTACAAGGCTTTGACCCCTTCGATGGCTTCGTTCGGCAAGGACGGCAAAGTGGTCTGTCTGAGTTCTCCTTATGCCAAGTTCGGTCGGTTCTACGAGCGGTACATGGAGAGCTTCAACGAGCCTGACTATGCCTTGATGTTCCGGATGTATACGGCTCTGGCCAATCCGACGGTTCCAAGTGAGATTCTTCGGGCTGCCTATCGGCGGGACCGGTCTTCGTTCATGTGTGAATACGGTGGTGACTTCTCCGACCGGGTGACGGCTTGGGTTGAGTTGGAGTCGGAGTTGAAGAAGTGCGTTGTCTCGAAGCCCCCACCGACGAAAGGGAAGCCGGATACACCCTACTACATGGGTATCGACCTGGGATTCCAGAACGATGGGACATCAATCGCCATTGTTCATAGGGAGGGAAAGAAGGTTGTCCTGGACCATGCCGATGTGTGGTTCTCGGGGTCTTCCGATGTATGGGAGTTTGAGGACAGCATCTATAGCGAGTGTGATAAGTACAAGATGAATGAGCTTCTCCGGATGTCTGATGTAGTCCAGGAAGTCAAGAGATTATGCCGGTGGTTCCCGATTAAGAGGGGGATATTTGACCAGTCGAATGGCTATGCCTTGTCGGAGCTGTTGAATGATGCCGGGTTTACCCAATTCGATATGGTTCATTTCAGTGACCAAACGAATCATGAAGTATACGAGCTGGTCAAGCGCCTCTACTCAGAGTGGTTGATTGAGCTTTACGACCACCCGATTTTGATTCCGGAGATGTTGTCTTTGGAGGCGACGAGGAGGAACAAGGCACGAGTGGACGTGGCAGCTCCGGACAGGCGTGGAGCGCATGACGATATTTCGGATGCCTATACTCGGGCGGTATGGGCTTGCTACAACGTGACTGGGAATAGGACTTCATGCAGGGCTACCGGTGCGGGCGGGATAAGCGGTGGTTCTCCTATTGGCAGGATTGGGGCCGGATGCGCTCCGAAGGTTGAGTCGCAGAACTCGTTTGCCGTCAAGAGGCTCAAGATGCACGGGCCGAGTCCGCGTCCTTCCGGGCTCCTGCGGGGTGGGCGTCGGTGATATTGCCTTTATATTCACCGGGATGGTGAGGCTTTGATTTTCAGGAGTTCGTTTTATGGGTGACCAAGTTAAGATTCTCAAGGGGAACCTCGAAGTCCCGGTGGAGCCGGTTGGTTCCTTGGTGGGCGATGGGTGGCTTCCGGGTACTTGGGTGAAACCCGCGAGTGCGGCTCCGGTTCTGACTCCCGGGGTTCTTTTTGCCGTTGAGAGGTCCGATGGGACTTCTCCTATTTTGGGATTTGTGAAGACTGGCTCCCAGCATAAACAGCCGGTACTGACGCTGTCGGACATGTGGACGACTGATGTCCGGCAAACTCCTGGCGGGGACGTGCATGCGGACTGGTCCGGGTTCGATGCTGGCGGGCCGATGGAGTTTGACAAGCAAGGCCAGCTCCAGAGGCTCGGGAGTAGGGTCGTGACCCTTCAGATTCTGGACAATGGTGCCTACAAGTTCTATGTCTTCGAGACGCTCCCGAAGGCGGTTCGACATGGAGGGCCTGGAGTCCCGCTGGTTTATGCTGTGGGTGACCCGATTTATGTGAGTGAAAATGGATTGACGACGAAAGAGCAGGAGGACGGTAGCCATCCAGACGTCGGGTTTATCGTGGCGAGGGTTGGTTCGGATGTCGAGGGTGACTTCATCCTTATCTGTTCGGCAGTTTAACCTCAAAGGAGGACAATATGAAAAAGGTGGAGAAACTGAAGAGCGGGGCCGCTCTGTCAAGATTGATGGAGGTGGAGGGGACACTGGCTCGGGCTAAGGCTCGGCAATTAGAGGAAGACCTGGATGGCCTTCCGGATGATGACCCTGCGAAGGTGGAGGCTCGGCGTCAGAAGATGATGTTGGGTGGTGACTTGGCGGGGTTGCCGCCAGGGCATCCACTTTTGAAGATATTGGAAGAGGCCAAGCTCCGGTATGAATCCGGAGAGAAGCTGTCGGCGGAGGAGAGGGCGGAGAAGCAATCCGGACCAGCCGTTCGGAAGGCGAAGAGGCTCGACCTCAAGAAGAAGGCCGCTCAGGAGCGGGCCGAGGAAGAGAGCAAAACTCAGCGGCGTCGGGCCGCTGCGAAAGGGCTCAAGGGTGCGATGGAGACGATGCTCGTTTCAGTTCGGACTTTCAAAGACGTTGCGTTACAATCTTCTGAAGCATTCAAGGGTGACGTCCACTCAGTTGCGAAGATTCAGAGGTTGCTGAGGATGTCTGTTGCGGTTGAGAAATGGATTACTGACGGGTTGTCCGGTGCCGGGAGGATGGCCTAATGGCTAAGAAAAGAACGTCTGCTAAGTCTCCTGTCTCTCCTGAGAGAGCCGAGGCTTTTCTTGGGGGAGTCAAAAGGCCTGCGGTCACGACGGGGAAGGTTGACCCAGTGCGGACCCGTATGGCCAAGAAGGCTACTGCCTCTATGCCTGGGATGTCCAAACAGGCTGGCATGATGCTGGACAATATCCAGTCGGCTGCCCCGTATCAATCCGGGTTCCGTCTGGATGCGTACCGGACAAGCTATGCGAATGGGTTGGATAGTCGGTCGGGGGCGTATGACGTTCCGACTTACTTCTCCACCATGAATCAGCAGAACGGTGGACTCATCTATTGGCCGGTGACCCTTCAAGAAAAGTATTCCTGGTATCGGTATTGGGTCAGGACTGATGCCTATATTGGCCGGGCCATGGAGCTGATGGCCGACCTGCCGATGTCCAAGCTGACTCTGAACATGCCGAAGATGCCTGGACAGCCGAAGGAGAAGCGGCAAGAGATTCTGGATTTCTTCCACTGGCAGGTGGAGAAGTTGGACCTGTTCAATCTCTGCCTGAATATCCTCTGGGAAATGAACTCTATCGGGAATGTTTACATCTTCCATGAATGGGATGATGAGAAGAAAATGTGGAGTAGGGCAGTTATCCTTCCTCCCGAAGAAGTCTACATCTTCCAATACCCGTTCTCGGACAACTGCCGGGTGGAGTACAAGCCGGAGAGGCTTCTTTCTTTGGTGAAGCAGAATATGGTCGATGGTAAGATTGCGACGAACAATCAAGCGGGCCAATGCAACCGTGGGGACCTCAATGAGAAGATTCTGGAGGGCATTCCCAGCGAGCTGGTTGACATGATTCAGAACGAGGGCTGTATCGTCATGGATACGGACCCATCCACGGGTTCATTCGTCCATCACGTTGCCCGCCGAAAGTCGCCATACCAGGACTTGGGGGCGAGTGCCCTGGAGCGGGTTCTGGTTCCGATGCTCCAGAAGGAGCATTTCCGGTATACCCAGCTTAGTCTGGCGAGCCGGAATATGACGCCGAAGAATCTCATTACGGCGGAAGGGCTCATGCCTGAGGAGTTGGAGGAATTGAGGACTCAGGTGGATATGTCCTACATGGACCCTGAGTACAGCATCATCACGAATTATCCGGTTGAGTGGCAGCAGATTGGTGCCGACCAGAGGCTCCTTGACCTTCAGCGGGAATATGAGGTTATCGAGAACCAGGTGTTTGCGGCTCTTGGGACGAATCGGGAATTGTTGATTGGTGAGGGGATGTACTCCAGCAGCAAAATCACCATCGAGATTCTGAACAGCATGTTCATGCTGACTCGTGAGGTGCTGAAGAACTACATCGAGAAGAAGCTATTCAAGCCGGTGGCGGAAGCGCATGGATGGTTCACCGAAGACAAGAACGGGGTGAAGAAATACTGGTATCCTGAAATCAGCTTCAACCGTCTGACCATCCGTGACAATGGGGAAGTCTTCGATAGCCTGTTCCAGCTCTACCAGAAGGGCGGCTTGCCGGTCGATGTGATTTATGAGCTGTTCAACCTGAATCCGGAACGGATGGCCGAGCAGTTGAAGAAGGATGCTTTCACGGTTCGGGATGCGACGTTCAACCGGATGCTGGAGGAGACGAATTCCGAGATTGGTCGGAAGTTGGTGGAAGGTAGTGACGTTGTCAAGAGAGTCATCAAATACCTCGGTTTGGCGGAGCAGGCGGCTGCCAGCGGTGATGGCGGTGGGCAAGATGGTGGTTTTGGAGGGTTTGGTGGTTTCGGTGGTGGGGCCGATGCCGGGAGTGGGGAAGATGGCGGTGGCGAGGAATCGGGTGGGTCGAATGGGGTTCTGGAACAGTTCGCGGAAGAGGTGGCAGACGAGTTGCCGCCCGACGCTTCCGATGAGGAGATAAGGGAAGAGATTAACAGGAAGGTCGAGTGATATGGACCTCGCGAGAATTGCTCAGAAGTTGACCGATGAAGAGATTGACCTCCTTGCCGCGAAGGTGAAGGACAAGCTGAAATCGAAGGGTCAATCCGGGGATGAGACCGTTACTAGCGATGACGGCATGTCCGCTGAAGACTCGGTGACCGGTGAGCAGTCGGATTCTGGGGAGAAGTCTGGTCTGGAAGATGGTGGAGCCGATGAAGATGGGGGGATGCCCGAGGCTCCGCCGGAGGGAATGGTTATCCTGATGGATGAGGGTATCAAGGCCTCCTTGCGCGTTGCCTTGGAGTTCGACACTCGGGAGGAGTTCGACGAGTATAAGAAGACGCATGAATTGTCGCCGAGTACCAAGGTGAAGATTCGGAACGAGGGCGGCGGTTCTGAGAAGAAGGATGCTCCTGGTAAGAATCCCGGCAAGGGAGAGAAGGAAGAGGGGGAGCAGAAGACGGGACCACAGGAAGAGAAGCAACCGGAGCAGAAGAAGCAACCGGAGCAGAATCAGAAGTCGGAAGAGCCGGCCCCTCATGAGAAGAGCTGGCCGAAGTCCCAGTCCGGGGATATGGCACGGCAGGTTGCCATCAAGGACGAGTTGATTGGTCAGCTCGGCAAGGATGCTAAGGGCTGGTCTGCCCATAAGCTACATCCCAATCAGATGACTCCCGGAGTATTGGTGCGGTTTCCGGATGGAACGTCGAAGAAGTATGGAGAGCTTTCCGGGAACGAGAAAGCCCGCGTTGATAAGGCTCTGGATGGAGGACTCGCGGCCCACAAGGGGATGAATGACTACCAGTCGACCAATCTGGCTTCCCTTCAGACGAACATAAAGAACAACCTTGCCCTCTACGACAAGAAGGACGTGGTTGAGTCGAAGAATGAGAAGCAGGAGCCGCTGACCCGGGAGAACGCATCGGAGATGGCGTCCTCTGTCCGGGACAATGCCAGGAGTGTAGTCCACAAGTATGCGCAATCCATGTCTGGTCTTTCCAGGCCGATGCTGGAAGCCCATGTGGACAGGATGGCTCAGGCGATAGCCGATGGGGCTACCGATGGGTCGCTGGCCGGGGTCAAGCAGTCTGACTTGGATGAGTTGGTTCGGGATGACGTGAAGCGGCTTATTCATCAGGAGATTGAGACTCGTCGTCGGTCGTTGGGGGACCACGGGATTCGGCACTCGACTTCGAATGCCGATAGTTCGATGAAGATGATGGACCAGCTCAAGGCGGCTGGAATCCCGATTACAGGTAAAGACAAGTTGATGGCGCTCACCGTGCAGGCCAACCATGACACTGGCTATACCCTTGGGGCTCCGGCTCTGGATGCTCGGGCTAAGGGTCATCAGGAGCTTTCGTCGAATATCGCGAGTGAGGAGAAGGAGAAGTATTCCAAGGTCTTTGGTTCCGAGGGTGCGGAGAAGATTCAGGAACTCATAAAGACCCACGATAAGAACATTATCGACTGGGACAAGGACCCGGTTGGCTCCTCTGTCCGCATGGCTGACATTTCCGCTTTGTTCGGCAAGGACAAGGTTCAAGACCTTTTCATTCGGTCCCCGAGGTCGATGGAGGTGGTTTGCAGGATGAAGCTGGCTCTTGATGCGGACCCGGAGAACACGGAGTTGCATGGGGCCTTGAGAAAGCAGCTTCACGGTGTTGTGGATGAGGAGAACTTCGATTCCATCGACAAGGATATGCTGCATCGTCAGGTGGATGAGATGACCGCGAATAAGGACTCGCTGGCGTTCACCACCAAGGATGTTCTGGCCAGATACAGTGGTCGGTTGGACGGGTTCAAGTTCGATAAAGAGAAGAAGGTCATGGACGTGAACATGTCCTATTCTCCTGAGGGTCAGATGGTCGACCAGCTTTTTGGTTCCGAGCTGGCTGCCAAGAAGTTCAGCAGTTTCGCGGATGACCTTGGAGTCAAGGTCGAGGATGGCAAGATGCCGAACCGGATGACCTTTGGCAAAGAGAAGCCGGTGGTGGCCGTTAACATTGCCAGATTTGATGAGGGTATGGAGAAGACGGCCACGACGGATGCCATGAAGTCTTTCGCCACCAATACGGCGCGGGAAGGATTCCAGGAGGCCAAGAAGGCTTTGATTGCCCCTCCGCCTCCGACCAAGACCACGATGAATAAGGCGAGAAAGAAGGTCAAGGCCCAGAAGGGTAAGTTCGACGATGAGGAGTGGGACAAGGTCGAGAAACTTTTCGAGCAGTTTGCCGATGACCCGGAGAAGCTGGCTCAGGCTCTCGGACGGTTTCCTCTGCTGAAGTCGGAGAAGGAATATCTCCTTTCGAAGGTTCCTGGTGGGAGTGCGATGGTGGCTCGGGTTGTCCGGGCATTCTTTGTCGAAGACTTGACGGCCAGGGTTGCCGGATGGTTTGTTGCGACCAGGGGGACTCAGACGAAGCGGAAAGACAAAGATTTGATGTCCGATACGGGTGGTTCCTCCAAGCGCAGGGAGAGGGAGCCAGACCAGAAGCCGCCGAGGGATGACGTGAAGAAGCGTTTCCGGACCAAGGATAAACCGGCGGAGACTCGTGACGAAGATGTCGACAAGGACAAAGACAAGGTCAAGGAGTAACCGACATGGACCGGAGGATTCAGGCGATGGCGGAACGGGTTGCCAAGTCGGTTGAGGGTGGGGACAGAGACGAGGCGATGGAGAAGGTTGATGAGGCCGTGGATGCCATCATCGCAGCCTTGATGTCCCTGGAGGAGAATCTCCCACAGGTCAAGACGGACTCGGTCCCGGAGAAGGCTGCGGTTGATACCGTGATTAGTCTTCTGAATGAGGCTGTCAAGCCTTACATGGCGGACGTCGCCAAGGCTTTGGACGTCTTTGAGCGGTGAGTCTTTGATTGTTGCTCTTTCGAGGAGGTGTCGGGTGAATCGGATAAAGGTGGCGAGTGAGATGATTCTGGCGGCAAAGGATATTGCTGCCGCCGTTGAGTTCAAGCATCAATCTTTGATTGGGGTGATGTGGGGGAAGAAGATTAGAGAGGCACAGGACCGCCAGGGAATCCGTTTTGATTTGGAGAATGATGGCAGTACGGATGACGTGAAAGAAGTAAAGGTCGGTTCTTATAAGGACTATGACCACAAGGATAAGCAATATCGTTTTCTCATTCAGGAATGTCAGGCGGGAGGGGATTGGGAGAATCCGGTTTTGTATTATCGGGTACAGGTCCATCCTAAGGGCTCGACTCCTTATGTTGATGTTTTCGGGTCTGATGATAATTGCATGGTTTATATCCCGATTGGGGGGAATCTGAATTTGGTGGAGACGAAAGCCTCGAAGGGCGGGAAGTTGTTGGGTCCCACTGGCGGGTCGGAGACGGATGGAGAAAAGATTGATAAGAAAGCATGTAAAGAGGACTTGATTGCTTTCTTGGAGAAGGTCGTGGCTATCAAGCCGGACAAGGATGCTGAGTATGGTGCCCCGGTGAAATTGGAGTTCAAGAATGGGAAGATTGCAGGGGAGCTTCGGACGTTTCTGGAGATTCGTCAGGAGGCGCATGCCAGTGGAGAGCATCACCACTTGAAGTTGGTATGTGCGGTTTGTGATGACGTGCAAACTTGTCGGTGTAGTGCGCCGAAGGTTGAGGTTATTGGAATCTGTGATGATTGTGCCCAGAAGAGGGAGAGCTAAAGATGGCTGTCAACGAGAGAATTCAGAGAACTATCAATGACCTTCCCAGTGGGCAGTTGGCTCCCTCCCAGGCTGCCAGGACGGAATGGTATCCGGGGAAAGCCCGGTCCAGGGCTGGAGATATGAATTGGGAGAAGCATTACAGGTGTCCTGTTGGATTGCCGCAACTTGAGGAGATGGGTCCTCTGGAAGTGGAGCATATTCGGGTGGAGAAATTGGGAAGGTCCTCTGTGTCGGACCAAACGATTCCGGCTCCGACGGTGACGGGGACCAAGACCACGACCATCACGGCCCCGATGGTGTGGGGAGTTACCACTCCTGTTCATGTGGTGACCGAGACTGAAACGGCGGAAGAGCCTGCCATTCTGGAGAGGAATGCCGGGAGCGACGGGGTATGACGAGGCCAGTTACCGACCCTGAAATTTCAGACCCAAATCCTCACAACCTGACTTTCCCGTATCCGTTGATTGGGAATGTGAAACGGAGGAAGGGGCAAGGTTGTACGGTTTGTGTTCATTATGGGTATTGTCCGGCGGTTTACTGGTTCAAGCGGTATGGCCAGGATAAGCTCGATGATTGGAATGGGATTCAGTGTGGGACTTGGAGTACGAATCCGGCGGACAAGGCGACCGTAGTTGCCCAGCCTGACCTGGATGAGAACCAATATATGTATGAGCAGGGCATCGGGTCGGAGGCCAACCGCAATGGTATCACGGACCCGGTGACTGGAAGCCCGAGGGACCAGAACTAATGGCTGCTGGACGCTCATTTCGGGAAGTGATTGACAAGGGGATTGACCGGGCTCTCTTCATCCAGCAACAGGAGGAGAAGGCTCCGAAGCGTTTACCTCGAAGGACGGGGGAGAAGCAGAAGACCGGGACCTTGTTCGCGAAGAGGAATAAGCGTTTGACGATTCGGGAGGCTGCCAAGCGTCTGGTTCAGGTTGTGATGACCTACAAGAAGACGACGACTGGTGAGGTGAAGAAGTATATCGTGGCTCCCTACAGCTACAGGTACCGGAAGTTGAAGGTGGGGTTGAGGAAGATGCTGTTCGCTTTCGATACGGCTGATGGGCATATCAAGGGGTTCAGTCTGAAGGATATTCGGAACGTGGCTCTGACGGACAGGAAGTTTAAGCCGAAGTGGGAAGTTGAAATCTGATGGTGATGGCCAACCACTTTCACCTTGTCGTCTAGTCTTGAGAATTTCTTTATAATTTTAATACGAGTAACAGGAGGTTCCGCAATGCGAGAACGACGAGGCAGCACTTTTTGGCCCAGTGAGCTTGGGCTGATGATTGAGCAGTTCAGTCTTGGTGACATCGTTTATCCGGTCACCGTGGGGACGAACTTCACGGGTGTCGTGATTGAGGTCAATCCGGCTATCAATAAGGTCATGGTTGCTTGGGGCGGTGGTTCCGAGAAGCAGCATGACCCCGATGAGATTCAGCTCCATCCTTTCGTCTCCGAGGAGATTAAGGAGAAGATGGCCTGCGTCAAGACCGCCAGATTGAAGGCTGCGGACTGTGGGTGCGCTCCGGAGGGGAGTCCCTGGTATGACGAGGAGGACGGGATTGCCGTTTCTGGGTCGAGGGTTGCCCGGAGGATGCGCGGTTCGGATGAGTTGGTGATTCCTCCCGACTTCCAGGGTGACCCGGAGACGCATGGGATTGATGAGCCTCGTGGTGGTGGGTTCAGCATCATGAAGGACTTGGCTCAAGACCTCCACAAGGAAAGCATCAATGCGGCTGAGGAGCCGCTTCGGTCTCGTCGGGCCATGTATTGGTGCGCTCCTGGTCGGACTTACCGTCTGACTCGGGGAGAGCAGAATGGTGGGGATGCGACCTGTCCGAAGTGCGGTGGGACGATGTCGGTTGAGCCGTATCAGCGGAAAGAGAAGATGTTCCGTTGCCCGGGGTGCGGGTTCAAGGTTTCGACTGGGAAAGTCGTGAAGCAGAAGATTGAGATTGAAGTCGATACGGATGGTTCCGTTGAGGTTGATGTTACCACGGCTGGGCGGCGGGCTTCAAGGTAATCGGGGGTTGACAATGGACAAGATTGCTAAGAACTCATCAGTGTTGCGAAGGAGCTGATGGGTGGCGTCGGCGTGGCTCGCATTGCCCGTGAAGCCTCTTTTATCTGGAAGTCGGATAATGCGAAAGAGGGCACCTTTGCAGTCAAGATTGAATTTAACGAGGACGATGAGGCAGACCACATTGTTGCTGCAATGTCGAAGGCACTCAAGATGATGACCCAGCGGATAATGAAGGCAGGTTTGACGTCGGAACATCCCCAAGTGAGGGTTCTCGGCGGTGACATCTACATCGTCAGGCCAGAGGTTATTAACCTCTCTGGGAAGAATGGCTCGCAGGAGGTTATCTCAGAGGAGCAGATTAAAATTCTGCGTTACGGGTAAGTAAAAAAGGAGAATGTGTTATGGGTTTCGAATCGCTTCGTGAGAATGAGAGCATCCCGTTCTTCAAAGAAAACAAGATTGCCACTCCGGCCCGCGTGACGAGCATGCAGCCGACCGGTGGTACTCCGCAGCCGAAGCTCAAGAAGTCCCTTTTCACGGACACTGGCGTCGGCAAGCAGACTGACCAGCGGGACCCGGACATCAGCGCCTACGGCGAGAACAGCTACAACCTGAGCTGAAGATTCGGCCTGGAGTTTCTTGATGGACGAGAGTCATATCGCGCGAGAACTGATGGCCATAGCAGGGAAGTTGGCGGGAGACGACGCCAACTTCCTTACTGCTTTCAAAAGGCTGGCCAGTCGGTATGGATGCGTGGACGTCAAAGCCCGGAATGGCATCTTCGAACTCAAGAAGGTTGTGGCGTCCGATGAGAAGGGCGAGGACGTTGTCGGCTATGTGGTTCGAGGAGAGTTTATGGACCGGCCAGGGGGGCTTTGGTTCGAGGCGAATTTCTGGGTTGGAGTCGTTGGGGAGATTGGTATAGACCTTTCCTCCGAGTCTACCTATGGGGCGACGATTCCGAATGGGTCAGAGGCTTTGATGGAGCGAGAGCTTCACTCGGAGCTGTTCAAGGGGATTGAAGAAGAGGCCCGTGACTTCATGAGCCGTCATGGACGGAAGTTGCGGGAATTTGTTCCAGGCCTTGTTGGAGGTGTGTGATGTCGGGTGTTCGCAGATGTTCCAGCGAGGGATGTATGACGGCTGCTGTTGGCAGGACCGTCAACCTTGATATGCCACTGGCCTCCGTTCTCTTGGACCCTGCCAAGGATTGGGACCGTCTGACCCTTGGTCGGAATCGGACGGCTGGGGCTAGGAATATCAAGGTAGACTGGAACACCTTCACTCAGGACCAATTCCTCTTCTCTCATTGCTCCATCGTGGCGTCTGTGAAAGCGGAGGCTGATTGCTTCCGGATTGACCCGGTTTGTTCTCCCTTGGTGAATAAGAATGGGAATGCCTGGACGAATCCGGTTTTGCTGGCCACCTTCCGGAGCTTTATTGGTGGCGAGAACTATGTGGAGCATATCCAGGTACCGGAGCTTTCCAAGGGGAAGTTGCTGGATGCGGTCATTCGGCCAGTGACCTACCACAATGAGAAGTTGAAGAAGGATGCCGACGTCTACTTCGTTGACATCCTGGTTGCCACCAACCGGAAGCACGGCAAACTCTGCAAAAGGATTGCCACCGGGGAGCTGAATACTCTCTCGATGGGCTGTCTGGCTGATTGGGTGCAGTGCAGTCGGTGCGGGGTGATGTTGAAGGACGGGGAAGAGAACTGCGAGCATATCGACCATCAGCTCCTCTCGACCTACATCGACGATGATGGGGTGGAGCGGGTTGTCGCCGAACTCTGTGGACGGTGTATTCCGGACAAGGATGGCAACCTTGTTGGGGACCCGGAGAGTTGCAAGTTCATCGAAGCATCCTGGGTGGAGAAGCCGGCCTTTGAAGGGGCGGTTCTCAATCACTTACTTTCGGAGCTTCCGAAGGCTGCTCACATTCTGGAGTTCTCGTCTTCCCGACTGGAGGAGACGGTTGAGCAGATGTTCCGGATGCGGGTGGCGGACACTCATGGGATGGTGACTCTTCGGGTTGCCATGTATGAGTTGATGAGGCGGCGGCGGATGGCGATGGCGGAACGAGTTGCCAATTCGATTCGGAGCCGCTGACGGATGCACGAGATTCTCTATTATGCCGCTGTGGGATTTGCTGCCCAGATGGTTGATGGGACATTGGGCATGGCCTATGGCGTCAGTGCATCTACTCTTCTACTTGGTGGAGGGATGGCTCCTGCTGCGGTGAGTGCGACTGTCCATGCTGCTGAAGTGTTCACGACAGGGGCTTCTGGAGTTTCTCACAGGTTATTTGGGAATGTGGATGAGAAGCTCTTTATGAGGTTGGTTGTTCCGGGAGTTATTGGGGCGGTGGTTGGTGCCTACATCTTGGCCAGTCTTCCAGGGGAGAGACTCAAGCCATTGATTGCAGCTTATCTCTTATTCATGGGGCTTCTGATTGTTTACAGGGCACTGAGGAACATGTCGGAGAGGGTGGTTACGACTCATTTGGTTCCTCTTGGGTTCTTTGGAGCTTTTGTGGATGCGATTGGTGGGGGAGGATGGGGGCCGGTGGTCACATCAACCTTGGTGGCCAGGGGGAATCCGATTCGGTCTACGGTGGGGACGGTAAATGCGGTGGAGTTCTTTGTGACGGCTGCGGCATCGGTGACTTTTATCATGATGCTGGGGGTGGGGTTCTGGAAGGTGATTGTTGGACTTGCGTTGGGAGGATTGCTCGCGGCTCCATTGGCCGCTTTGGCATGCAAGAGACTTCCATTGCGGCCATTGATGTTTGTGGTTGGAGTTCTGGTTGCTGTGTTGAGTATGAGAACACTCATGAGTTCGATGCTGTGATTCGAGTTGGTGGCGTATCAAGAAACAGGAGGTTAAGGCAATGAAGACGGACAAGGAAGTGCAGGCTTCGATTCAGGCGATGGAGCGGAAACTCTTCGCGACGGATGATGCTGAGATTGAGCAGGTCGCGGAAGAGGTGGCTACCGAAGAGAAGGCCATCGTCCAAGAGAGCACGGACGTCAAGCTGGATGGTGACGTGCTTGGCCAGAACGAGAGGGCCATGCAGAACTGGCCGATTGAGGCTCGGCAGAAGGTTGCCAAGAGCTTGGTGGCTTTGGCCAAATCCATTCTTGAAGAGTAATCAGTTCCACTTCTTCGGGTGTAATACTTTTTTTATATTGAGAATCAAAGTATACGCTTTCGCGCATTTTTTGGTAAGACGGGCACAAGGAGAAACAACATGAGTGATGAACGCCAGAAGCTCCTTCGCGAGATTCAGGCCTTCGAGGCGACCTTGAATGGTCGTCCCGAGAGGACTGCCGCGAAGACCGGCAGCTCGCCCAAGGCGGAGTTGCTTGGGCAAATCAAGCAGATGGAGGCGAAGCTCGCCTGCATGTGCGGTGATGAGAGTGAGTTCGAGGATGAGGGTCCCGTCGCTGGTCCTGTCGAGGGTGACTCCTTCGACGCTTTCGACCTGAAGGCTTCCGAGGTTGACCCCTCTGGTGTGGAAGAGAGCATCACTCAGGATGGTCTGAGTGCCGTCGCGGAGTTGGAGAACAAGGCCGGTCTTGCCACCGATGGTTCCATGCAGGAAGCTGCGGGTGGGAAGGTTGCCTCGGCTGGTTATGTTGCTCGGCTGCGTAGCGCGTCGGCCCGTCTGGACCGCGTTGCCACTTACCTTGAGCAGAGTGGAAAAAAGGCGCTGGCTCTCCGCGTTGACAAAATCGCGGATGCCATTGACGCCCGAATCAAGAAGGAGGAAGGCATCAATGGATAAGCGCGTTCGTCTTACCGCCAGGAAGGCTGCCGATGGCAGCATCCCCTATCCGGGGAATGTGAACCAGCCGGGTCGTACGGACCCTGCCGCCGACAAGTATGACAACTTCGAGCAGAAGGTCAACCACGAGTTGCCCGATATGCGGACGGACTGGAAGGGTGACTCCCGCGACGAAATCGGTTTCGGTATCCCCGAAGCCTGGGGCAAGAACCCCACCACCGCGAGTGTCAAGGTCGCCGCGAACAAGGCCGTGAAGTTGGCCTACCTGCTCCTGGGCGAGAAGGTCGAAGAGGAAGTCATCGAAGCTCAGGCTCGTGATTTCATGATGCTCGGCCCCGTCGCCATCGACCGCAGCCTGACTCGCTTCGCCAAGACTCAGAGCCTCTACGCCAAGAGCGAAGAGACTGAAGAGGGCGAAGAGAAGACCGCCGCCAAGGGTGAAGTCCCCGAAGCCTTCAAGAAGAACTGGGACAAGGGCGACGACAAGAAGGATGAGAAGAAGGACGACAAGGCTGAGAAGGACGCCAAGAAGGCTGCTGAGGACGCCGATGCGGCTGAGAAGGCCAAGAAGGCTGCCGAGGAAGCTGAGAAGGCTGAGAAGGCCGAGAAGGAAGCCAAGAAGGCCGCTGAGGAAGCTGACAAGGCTGAGAAGGCCAAGAAGGCTGCCGAGGAAGCCGACAAGGCTGAGAAGGAAGCCAAGAAGGCTGCGGAAGAGGAAGAGGTTTCCGCTTCAAAGAAGGGCTTCGACGTTGAGCTGTCCAGTTCGATGGATGGTGAACTCGATGCCTCCGAAGACGAAGATGGCCGGATTGCTGGGTTGTTTGACGACAATATCCCCTCGGAACTTCCGATGCCCGGCGCGGGCAGGAAGGGGTCTGAGGCCAGCGAGAAGAAAGGCGTCAAGCGTCTCGGCGGACAGCCCCGCGTCGCGTCGGAAGGCGTGGGCTCCGATATCGGCTCCATCTGGGATGCGCCCCCGGATGTCAGCGAACTGTTCCGATAAGTAACAAGGAAAAAGGAGGGTTCTCGAAATGGCTCTGACGATTCTCATTCGGACTCAGCTCAACAGCCTGCCCGTGTTGAGCGACGACTGCTTCACCAAGCAGAACTACGGGGTGAACACCAACGACACCCTGAGCGTCAACACCCCCCGGGGTGTTCTCGGTGGCAGTGTCGCGGCTGTCAGCCCCGGGCTGGACTACACCGCCGTTCCCGGCAGCGATGAGCTTCCGCCCATCGGTCTGTTCGTGAATGACGCTGCGGGTGCGGCCTTCGAAAACAGCCCCGCCGTCGCCAGCGGCAAGGTCGCTGTCATCAAGGGTCTTCCCAGCGTCGAAGTCGACGTCTATGAAACCCGCAATGTGGCGGACAACGCCGACCTGACCTATGCTGTCGGCGACATGCTCTACAGCTCGGCCCAGGGCTTCCTGACCAACGAGGTGTCGAACGAAGGCACGGTGATTGGTATCGTTACCAAGGCACCCTCTACCCAGAGCCCGACTCTCGGCCTGGACCAGCGCATCTAAGAGAAAAAGAAAAAGGAGGGTTTCAGACAATGGCTCTTGATAACCAGACCAAGTACGAGCTCATCAGCCAGCACATCCGGACTGCCGCTGGCCGTCAGAAGCTGGCGAGCAGCATGATTCAGCCCCTGCGTCGTCGCCGGGACTACACCTCGGTTGGCCGCAAGGCGTTCTTCGTCGAGCAGCTCCCCGATGGTGCCCTGCCCATCTACGACAAGGACCCGGCCATCACCGCCTACGTCGTGGGCGAGGAAGGCGAGAACATCGTCGCGGTGGCCAAGCCCAAGCGCGTCCTGTTCCCCCTGTTCGAGATTGCCAGCAATCCCGAAATCCAGCTCACCGAAATCAAGCAGCGGCGTTTCGACCTCATCGAGCGCAGCGTTGACCTCGGCAAGAGCGAAATCCAGGCTGAAGAGGACCGCAAGACCTTCGCCGTCATGGATGCCCTGGCCGCTGACCCGACCAACCCGAATCCCCCGATTCCGGTGACCGGCAACCTGACCGCCAATGCCCTGGCCGATGCGTTCGCCAGCATCGAGCGGAGCGACATCCGTGTCGCCACCGTCTTCCTCAATGCCAAGGACTATGCCGACCTGCGCAAGTGGGACCGGGATACCCTCGACATCGAGACCCAGGCCATCCTGCTGAAGACCGGGCTCATGGCCACCCTCTGGGGCGCCAAGCTCATCGTCAGCCGCATCGTCCCCGAAGGCACTGTCTACTGCTGCGGCGAGGCCGAGTTCTTCGGTCGCATCCCCGTCCGCACCGAGTTGACCGTCCTCAGTGCCGATGACCCGAAGAACCGGCTCATCGGTTTCAGCATGTTCGAGCAAATCGGCATCGGGGCATACAACCCGTTTGCACTCCAAGTGCTTGAGATCACGCGTGTTTGAAGTTACTGAGGTGTAAAAGCCGCTCCTAACTAAGAGCTTGTGCTTACTAAGCCCCCGGATGAAAGTCCGGGGGCTTTTTATTTTGTTGCTATGGTAATATCAAGGGTGTATTATAAATGGAGGACAATGGAGGTAGTATGAAAATGGTGGTATGTTCCGAGTGCGGTGGGATGGTGGTTGACGGGAAGCAGAAATACAAGCATGCGAGGAGTTGTCCGACTTATAAGCAGGAGGGGATTGACCATGTCGTGTGTCGGGAGTGTGGGTATCGGTCGCCCATGTTGTCGAAGCATCTAAAACTTCATGGGTTGACTGGTAAGACCTATGTGGAGAAATGGCCGGAAGCACCGATTGTGGTTCGGGGTACCGTGTCTAGACAGGTGTGCTCTAATGTTGGAAAGCATGAGAAGATGGCCGGTGAGCATCGTGACTCGGTCGTGTGTGTGAAGTGTGGGGATGTTTATCGAGCGAGGCATGGTCATGGGCATTGGCAAGATTGTATCGGTTCACATCCGGCTCTTTACAAAGATGGGGTGGACTTTGTTCGATGCCCGGAGTGTAACAAGCCGATGCTGCGTCTCGGAGCGCATTTACACATGGTACATGGATGGGACAATGACCGGATAGCATTGGAGGCGGGGCGTGGGTTGAAGTTGATGGCTGAGTGTGTGGTCGAGAAGTGGCGAGAGAGGCAGGACTTCAAAGCTGCACAGGTGAAGAGGGAGAAAACCCACATGGAGAGGTATGGGTTTCCCAATCCGTTCGCTGACCCGGAGGTAAAGGGGAAGATACTGGAGACGCATCGACGGAGATATGGGGTTGACCATCCGATGCAGAATGAGGAAGTATTCATGAGACAGAATGCTTCAGCCAATGATGGTCCATCGGCGCAGGAGTTGTTTTTCGACAAGCATACGTGCGACAATGTCGTTTTCACTGGGTATGGGGGCCGGTTCATTCGGACGAAGACGGGGGTTCATAAGTACGGTCGGGTGATTAAGGACTTGAACCCTGATTTCATGGTTTTACCGGATAACGTTCTGGAGTC